AAACGTCGTGCTCTATTATAGCAAATTTTGAGATAAAGTTAACAGTGTTAACATTGGTTATGTGAGGGTGTCATTAAGCCCTAAATCATCTATTTTTTTAGAATCCCATGTTCCAGTAGTAGACAAACGGTTAAAGTTTATAGCACTACAATATGCTTTTGATATATACATACTTGTTGTGGTTTGGTTATCTGCTGAACAAGAATAGAACGCTAGTTTATTACATTCTCTTGTTTCAAACATGAAGTTTCCTACGAAGTCTGAATCCAATATGAACTTAATGTTACTAAAGCATACTGGGACACCACAGCTTATTATTTTTATCGGTTGCTTAAGATGCATGGTATTATTATTTCCGTATATTCTGATAGCTCCGCTACCGTAAAAGTATTGTATTACCAAACTATCTGTTAAAGTACCGTTATTACTAAAAGTGTATGTTGTCATATATGAAGTTAATTTTGGGGATAGCTGAATATTTGACGCTAAATTTTCCAGAGTGGTAGATACTGTTCTGTCTGCTGGGTACACATTCGTATTTAATAACGGTGTATAATACTGGGCGTTTCCCAAATTTGCTTGATAAGCTATTTGGTCGTTGTCTTGTAACGACTGGTCTAGTACGAAGACTTTTGTGTTGGTTGTTGAATCCACCACCCTTATTTGTTTATCATATAAATTGGTGCCTATTCTGTAAGACATTGACATCCCCTTTATTGTTACATTGTAACCATTCGTGAAAGTTATTAATTCGTGTGTAGATTCGCCGCACCTTAATAATCTAAAGCCTTCAAGATTAAACCCATCAAATTGTGTAGCTTCCATAACTTTCAGGCAATATTCTCCCCCTTGATTTATCACGCTTACACCCCATGCGCCATTAACGTTAATCATCAATTGTGCACCGTCGCAAGCATTATTTGTCAATGTGCAATATCTTAAATTGTCATAAAAGTACCCAGTCTGAAAGCCATCCGAGATGGTTCCATTTGTATAACACCCATTTACGTTTACGCTTGTCCCAGATATTCTAATTCCGAGTTTACAGTTGTAAGCGAAGCATTGTTTTATCGAATTTAAAATTCCAGCTAACCTATATCCTTCTTCTATCGCTCTTGAAACTCTTAAATTATGGAAGTTAGAATACGAAACGTAATTTGGAATAGTTGTATCCAAAGTTCCTATACCTATACTAACAACGTTTAAACAAGCAAATTCAAAGCTTTCTAATCTAATAGAGTTTGCCGTGTTTAATAACAATATTCCGTAGTTTGTTATTATGGAATCTGCCTGACATTGAATCTTACTTACCCCGAAGCCACTCCCTAACAGTTTAAATCCTACTGTGGATATAGTGAAAATAGCTTTATTTACTGTGTCATTATAACTATATACGTTATAAGTTTTTGGGGGTATATTAAGCTCATTTGTTGTTGTTGAGCAGAAATCAATAGCCCTCTGAATAATAACGTGGTTCTTTGTGTTTGTAGGTTGAGCACCGAACATGTTAATATTTATTTTTCGGTCTACGACTAGCTTTGCAACTAACCCATTATTAAGAGCTATTAAATCCATACCATTAGCTGTTTCATTGGCTACTATAACATACATAGCTCCGCCTAAGTCATTGATTTCATAGAAGCCTAGCGTTTCTACAACATTATTTTCTGTAAGGCTTTGGTCTGCTACCATTTCAGCCACATTTACGTATTTGCTTATTTTAGATTTAAATAACACCTCGTTAATTAATCTTTCCAGTGTTCCATCAGTTAGCCATTCATTAAGCTGTTCCTTTGCATATTTTTCAAGTTGCAGGTCTACCCATTCTTTTAATGAGTTCAGCCATCCAATAATACCAGTTTGATTTTTGATAATTTCATTTATCTTATACTGTATCTTTAACAACTTTTGATAACTGTCCAAGCTATCATCAAAGTAGATTGGCAACACGAATGTATTATAGAAATACATCGGGGTTATTGGGTTTGGTATATCGTTCATAGTATCTCTCCTTAATAAACTAGCATGAATAGTTCTCTTAGTTCATTGAAAACCATTTCATCAACATTGCGTAACGCTTCGTAGTATTGCATTAACAATTCCTGCTGAGAACGGCTTGAAAATCCTGTATTGTCATGCTCATAAGTTTCTGTGTTATTACTGTTTGCGTTGCTATTCTGGGTAATGTTATTAGTGCTGTTACTTGTGCTGTTATCTTTTTGAGTATCCTTTGTAGTTGCGCTGTCTTCTGTTTGTGTTGAATTCGTAGCATAATCTCCACCATGCAGAGTTGTCTGTGGTAAATCCGAATAGACATTGCTTCCAGTTCCTGATTGTGTGCCTGTCTTATCAGATGTAAGATTGTTTATTACATTCTGGGTCCCGTCAGTGTTATTCGATGAAGTGCTGGTAAGGTCATTTTTACGGGTATAGCTTTCATGCATCTGTGTATCAATCAGCGGGTCATACTTTATCGCAACGGCTTCGTACATTTTGTTGTATACAGGCAAGATGAGATTCAGTTTCTCCCTGAGCATGAATTTCCATCGACCGATAGAAGTAATGTTTATCTCATGGAAATAGAAGTGACGTATCAGCTTTTCCTCGAACGTGGTTCGATAAGATTCATCATACATTGGGAAATCGAAATTGAATATCTTTGGCAATGCAATAGCAATCTTTTGGTCGGTTGTAATGTCTGGTGTTTCCTGTGAATAACTTTCTACAATCCAGCGTACACTAATCGTGTATTGGTCCCTATCATCATATATCATATTCTAGCTCACTTTCTACGTAACCTTCAATTTCCTGCCCATCCAGTTCTTGAGCAGCTTGAGGATTGAAAGCACGGTTAATTAGCGTGTCCATATTACTACGGAAGATTACATCTATATTTTGACCAAACATTCTATTTATTTCCTTACAAGCTTGCTTTCTGATTGAAAGCCCGCTGTTTCGATACATCTCGATGGCGCCCCCAGAGCCATTGACTTCGCTTTCTGTTCTACGCTCACGCTTATCCGTGTTGGAGTTTTCGATACCAAGTGCTGTCATCGCATCATTCCAAAGGGCTTGATACATAAACCACAGCTTGTCAGCTACGTAAGGTGCATCAGTTTTGATTGCTTGGAATGCATCCTTAAAATCTATTCCTGCCGACTTGTCAGTCAAGATAACTGGCACGTTTCCATCGTATTGCGAATAAGCTTCATTTACGCTTTGTAAATTAGCTATCGTTGTAGACATTGCAATTGGTGTTTTCTGGGCGTTTATGTTTACATCTATAGCACGTAGTATATTAGTTAACCGTCTTGCGTATAAGTCTATCGTCATAATTGTTGGCTTACGCAAATAGTTGTTGAAGATAAAGACACTGTCTATATCGGTTCTAACATCGAAATAATCTGAGGTGACAGAGTATGGATAACGGCGTGTTGGGGTACGATAGATATCCAGCTCTCCGTCAAACATACAAGGCAGAGTAATATCCCCCAGCACTTCATCGTGAAAGTACAGGATGTAACCTTTGTACATTAGAGTTAGTTCCAAGAATCTTTCGTCAATCGTATCTGGCAGGTTCAGCCATTCATAGCAGTTCATGCAGAGCATGGAAAGTCTTCCAAATATATCCGCGTAAGTTGCATCGTTATTGAGCATCGCTTTTATTTTTCTTCTTTTGCTACTCATTATTTATTACTCCTTCCATAATCTCCAACAAAGTCTCCGTGCCAGAATGTGATGCCGTTGTTAAGCGTAGCCTTTATTTTGGTTATATCGCCAAAAGGCACGCTACCTACCACTACTGCCCCTTGGGTTTTCACAAAATTCCAGCTTGGTCTTCCTGTGATATTTGGAACCTTATTGTCATTTATCGGGTACCCATATTTACTCCAGAAATCATCTATGCGTTTAGCAAACTGACTGCGAATAGTGATAGCTTGATAGTGTGGTGCTAATCCATCGTTTGCCATCATTACGCTTGTGGAATTTGTCCCTTGATATGTTGGTGGTAAAGCCGCATGTACTTTTATTTCTTTCACGCTGTTAAATGTATTTGTGAAAGCATTACCTAAACCTGTAGCAACTCCTATGCCGCCTAGCGCTCCACCTGTAAGAGCAGAACCAAAACCTAATGCTAAGCCATTAGCAAGGTTACTTGTGGTATTTATAGTTGTTCCGATAACACCACCATTTTGAGCCAACCATGCTTTGTACGTATCTATAACGTATGAGCATTGCGGAAATCCAGTTACGCATAGCTTGTTAGTATCACCGCCATACCCTGAGTAATCTTTTGGTTGTGCATATATAGACGGATTAGGTGTGATGTCCCACGTTAACTCAAATTTAGGATTACTTGGGTCTTTGAAAAATTCATACGAATACTCGGCATAGCTTCCAGCACCGTCCCACGCAATCATTTTTACATATGGGTCTGTGTACAATTTGTTGTTGACTGGGGTGTATCCGTCTATAGTAGATGGTCTTCTAGGTGCGTTGTCCTCAATTGGCGCATCATAAGCCATGGCTCTCCAAGCCATAAATAAGCTTACCACCGCATCTGATTTTGTGCCGTCTGTCAACTTTTTAAGATAAGCGTTTAAGTCTGCCGCGCCGCCGTCTGTAGCATCATAAAATAAATAGCTACATCCTTGGTAAACACCGTGAAGCATACCGCCCTCTACTGTAGAACCATCTGCATTAACCGTAGTTGCACACACGATACATTTGTTAGCGGCTATTGAGGATGTCATTGGTAATTGATATACATACTCTCCACGTTCCACATTGTCTGGTACAAGGTTTGCACCTATCGAATCATCATTTACATGCTCACGTTCTACGAAGCATTGTTTTATAGTTATGTCAAAGTACCAAGTCTGCCATACATCTAACTCAAATGTGATATTGCTTGTGTTGATATTGATAAAATCAATAGCAGTTATAAAAGCGTAAAACCATTTGTTTCCAAAGTTTTTGTTCTGAAACATTAGATAGTTACAGTCATACAAAGAATCCGCAACCACATCCACGGCAATCTGGTTTTGCATCCTGACTGGTGTCATATTTACCTTGTTGTATTTTGTTTTTTCTGAAAAATACGTATATTGCGCTGATGCGCTAGCAAACGTTAGAGTGTCAGTATAACTGTTATCTAATGGTACACCGCTCAAAATGCGTACATTCGTGAGCGGTGATATAGTCGTTATAAAATCCATTAAGCCGCTACGGTGATTGTAGCCGTGCCTGTTTTGGATGGGTCAAGTACTGATTTAGCAGTAACAGTCAAAGTAGCATTTGCTTCTGTTCCTGCAATCGTCAACAGACCACTTGGGGTGATTGTGCTTGTTACAGTTTCAGCTCCAGATAACGCCCAAGTTACCGTCTTGTCCGCAAACCCTGTGCCAACAACTGCCGCTGATAACTGCAAGGTTGCGCCTTTGCTGAGTGTTGCTGTAGCTGGGGATACTGTTACACTTGTAATACCGCTTGTCTGGTCTGTGTACATCATTGCGTTAGCAAATGGTGATACACTGAAAATCTTCCAAACGTGGTAAATGTTCTGCCAGTACATGCCCTCTGGATTGTAGATTTCTTTGTATGTCATAAGGACATCGAAAATCATGAACCAGTCTTTATCGAATGTAACAGCTGGAACACTCGCCAGTAACTGTAACTGGGCTTCAGTAAAACGAACATACTCAGGGTCGTTACCCAGCAGCTTGTCCAAACGGTCAAGGTCAAACACATCAAATCCGTCAATCATGACATGGCGTGCTTCAATCTCAGCCTTGTCCATATTGAATGCAGAAGCCAGAACATTGAAGTTGTTTAAAGCTCCGAATTTAGCAGATGTCATAAGAATCAAGTCTTCTGGTCTACTGAATGTTGTTACCTTTGCAATGTTGTATTTGTTGCTCGGGAAACGGAACATGTAGGATGCTTCAGCCATCGTAGTGGCAACCTCTTTTACCGTGTCAGCTGTCACAGCTGGAATCTGAGTTACACCGATGTAGCCATCCAGAATCATTTTAGCAATCAAATACTTTGTAGTCAAGAACTCATCATACTCCGCCCCGCTGTACAGTGATTCATATAACCCTCCGATAAGGTCATATACTCCCTCAGGGGATAAGAACGCCTGCCTAAGGTTTTCCTCACTGATTGATTTCTTGTAAAACTTCTCGTAGTTTAATGTATGGAATGCTGTATAAACATCGCCTGTTTCCAACTTGAATACGTTTGTCTGAGCTTCCACGATATTGTAATCGTGCGGTTCAGCCATGGCAACAAAGATTTCTTCAACTTTCTCGCCAAATGTCATAAGCCCACGCTTCAACATTTTCAAGCTTGAGCGATATGCTTTTGAAGTAAGCAGCACCATTCCAATACGATTTGCTAAGCTGGAATATAGCTGATTCGGATAAGCTGGGTTGTTCATCACGATTTCCCCGATTGCCGCTAGATTCGTTCCATCGCTTAACGCTTTAGGCACATCTTGTGCATATGCTCCGCCAATGTCAGCTCTTGCTGCATTCAGAATCTGTGCGGTGTTTGCTTCTAAATTTTTTACTGTAGGTATTTTTGGCATTTTATTCACCTTCCTTATTTAAATAGGTCGTCATACGTTACTTCGTTGACACCCTCTCCGCCATCATCGCGACCTCTTTCCAAGTCGTTCCGCATGTCTGCCAGATTTTCCTCTTTGATACGCCCCATGAAACGGTCAACATATCTCTGCTTCAAATCACGATATTTCGCTTCCCAGTCGATTACATTTTCTTCTGGTGTGTTGATTACTTTGTTTTCACTTTCGTCCTCTTGGACAACATCGTCTGAACCATCTTCCTTGCCATCGATTTTTACTTCTCTGGCAACCCAGTCATATTCCTTATTTTCTCCATCGTAGGTTTCACCGTATTTTTCGAGCATCCCCTCTCGTTCATCCAGTTCATCCTTTAATCTTCGGAAGTCTTCTTCCATGTCTGGGGTAAGTTCTCCGCTGTTCATCAGACGAGTAAGTAATTCCTCATATGCTAATCTTGTTCTCATTATCTTACTCTCCTTTTCATGTAATATATCCACTTCGACCGATTGCCCTTAGTGGGCTTCGGTGGTCGTCCGCCACAAGGTATATAGATAAAACCTTGAAATGTCAATCCTGCCATACTGTAATCAGACGGTAGGTTGTAGGTGATGAAATATTCTGCCCCATAGTTACTGTTGCTTGTTACGATACTGCCGTCGCTGTTGATAACCTCAACGACTCCAACATGTCCTGTGCCAACTAAACCGCCGCTATAACAAATGATTGCCCCTAACTTTGCTGTCTTACCCCTCGAGTATCCGTCTTGCGTGTAACCATACCACTGGTCAGCATTACCCAGAGATAAAGTTGGGCGTTTATTCATGATTTCGTATGCACGACCCCAAGCATAGCAAGTACAGTTCGGCAGCCCATAACCTGCTAGGTAAAATGGATTTTCCGAATACCAGTATGGGTTATTGGGCATTCCGCTGTCTGTCAACCTTGGAGTGAATGTGCATCCGCCACCAATGTAATCATACCAAGTTAGAGCATCAGCCATTCGTTTTTCATAATGGTTTGTGGATGGGTCATAGCTAGGTCGCTCATATCCAACCATGAACAGGACGGCTAGCTTGTCTGCGGTCCAGCCCATAGAATTAGACAAAAACTGATTGCCTGTGATACCTATCATGTCGCTGGTAGCTCCGCTATTGTAATATGGCTGAATGAATGCTTCGGTTGTGTACCACTCCGCCACGCCACTTACATTTCGTATTTCCTGTGGAATAACCTTAAGTTGCACATCACCACTGGTATAAGGTGAAAGCCCAAGGGTGGCACAGTGTTCTTGAAGAACGCTTTTTGGTGTCCACTGCACAAGACCGTATCCACCGCCGCCCCCTTCTTCCTCTCGACCAGGGTTCACGCTACTTTCATTTTGCATGTTGCCAAGTATGGCGGCAATCGTTGCATTATCAAAGCCCATGTCTTGATAAGTGGATATAACGATATCAGCATTGTTTTCCATTTCCTGCTGATTCAACCCACCCGCGCGTGATATCCAAGCCATGTCACTTTTTGAGGTTTGACTTTGCAAAGGCTTCTGTGCCACCTGTTGGGTAAGACACAACAACCCTATCGCCGCTAATCTCAATAACACCCAGCTTCATACCTTTTACATCCGCAATGAGCCTTACGCCATCATAGTTGACTGCTTCTTTGGGGGATACCTTGTCACCGACCTTGATTTCTGTAGTAGGTTTCTGGCTGTTCCCTTTGTGCAAGTCCTTGAGCAAGGTTGGATAATCGTAATATGCGACATCCAAGTCCAGCGGGTCACCCCTGTACTGCCACATGCCGCAAGGGATTGACGGTTCAGAAACACCCCATTCTGCCAACCATAAGTCAACCGACTTCAATCGTGCTTCGTTCACAGCTTTTAGCTGGTTGTAAAAAGACCTGTTACAATATAGGAGCAAATAAGTTTTGCACTCCTGCTCGACCACTTCTTTCCAAGCCTTTAATACTTCCATTTCGCTAGCGTACGTGATGCCATTGTTCTTTTTCCAATTTGCGCCATCGTCCCACTCCAAATCCAGAGCAATAGGATATGTGTTCCCATATCGGGAAATTAGGTTCATACACTTGTGGGCTTCGTCTTTTGCTTCTTTGTAGTTACGCGCGTAGCTAAAGTGATAAAAGCCGTATGGTTTACCATGCTTTTTGCACAACTTTACATTGTCTTCGAGTTTTTTGTCAATAGCAAAGTGACCCCATGACGAACGAATCATTACAAAGTCCGCCCCTTTGATTGCCGTTTCGGCGTTGCCGTTGTGTTCTGAAATGTCAATTCCTTTTTTACTCATAATCATTCACCTTTCTTCATTGTTTCTTTCAGCGCTATAAGCGCTTGCGTGTTGTTGTTAATCGCTTCTGTAACTTCAAGCATCTCCTTCGTATGCTGTTCGTTCAGTGTCTTAACATCCTCACGGTTCTTGTCTGTCTGGTACTTGACATACCACGCCATAGCACCACACATCACAATAGGGAATCCAACTGTCGTTATTGCTTGTAACCACGCATCCATGCAAACCACCACCTTTCAAACATACTATACCACAATTACAAATACATTTTCAAGACATTCAGGAAAATTTCTTTACATTTGTAATTTTCAAAGAATAGACAACTGTTTTGGTAGTACTTGACAGCAACATCCACCATTGAACCGTGTTTGCTTTTGACAAGCATTGTATTCTCATTATGCCCGCCCACGGTAAGGGCGTAAATCAATTTGCATTGAGGGTCAACATCCTCTGATATCCACATCTTACCAAGCTTATAGGATATCCATGCGCCCATAGTTTGTTCGTCATAGATGAATGTAAAGAATGGTACGCACTGTTCTTTCTTCCCAATAAAACCGGCTTTCTCCGCCTGAAACTTGTTGTGCAATGAGAATGACCCATAAGCTGTGCCGCTTATCAGGTTTCCAACAGCGGTCTGCTCACGGTATTTAATAAAATCTTCATCTGCCGCTAGATAAATCATTGCTCTACCGTCCTTGGATTTGCTCACGTTTTTACCATATGGTTTTTCGACCCCATAATATAATGCATATGGGTTGTATATCGTTGTGGCATTACCAAGCAGGTATACCTCTACTTTTTCACGGTTACGAAAAACGGTATCTATCAGGCCGCTTAACAGCATAGGTTCCTGTTTTAGGTAACGCTCAGTCTGCCCCTCCTCAATTAAAAATTCGTCAAACATAATAGCATCAACATCAGGAAAGGAAGCCCGCTTAAAATCCTTGGCTAATGACAAAGGGATAAAGTAACACATTTGTTCATCCCCATAGTAAGCACCCTTTGATTCGCACTTTATGTCTTCATCAAAAAGCATAGCGTCATTGATATCCTCAAATATATTCGTCGTGCCAAGTATGCGTTTCATCTGGCTGTCCGTTCTAAAAACATACACAAACTTACGTTGGCGTTTCACAAATCTATTTATCAGATGCTTCTTGACACCAAAGGTCTTTCCGCAACCTCGTACACCCAGCACCATCATAATAGGCACGTTATGTGACAGCACACTATTTATATCCAGCCATTTTGGTTCAGCCATTTAATCACCTCTTTTGTAAAAAGAAAAAGCAAAGCTAATACAGTTTGTCATAGCATTACCAGTGCAACAGTATCGGGCAGGAGTTACCCTGTGGTATCCCAACCTGTATGACAATTCAACCATAATAACCTTGCTACTATATTGTAGCACACTATGGTTGAATTGTAAATACCTTTTTAACAAGTGTGATGCCATTCTTTGCCATAACAGGCATTAACTTCCCATCAAACCAGTTAGACGGCCTAAAGTTATCATACGTTACATATTTATAACATTGTTTAGGCATACCTGCACAGGTTATATTAAGGATACGTGTATCCCCATCCACCTCATAAAACTGCCATGGCTCTGCTTTTTCGGATTTAATCATGGATTCCATTGTTTCACGTGAAACACTTTCTTCCTCGATATATGTTTTTGCCCGAATAAAATATCCTCTTACCCAGACCTTTTCCAAATCCCACCAACCAAGCTTTGTGGAATCAATGTCAAGGTTAGTTGGCAACTCTGTTCCAGCAAGGTGCAAGCTGTCAGTATCCATATAAATAAACCTGTCATAATTTTTCTGAGCGGAACGCAACGCTTTATCTCTCCCATAACTGGTAATAAAAGACACCACTGGTACATAAATACTATCACGCTGTTCCACTTCGCCAAGCTTAAACTTAAGCTTGTCCTCATAGTAAGGTATCTTTTCCTGCACTTCTGGACGCAAGCCAAATTTACCAGACAGGCTATTCATCATATCTTTTGCTATCTGTCGTAACCCTTTGTTTCCGTCTTTAGTAGCCTGTGCCTTTATCGCATACCACTTGTCAATGTACTCCTTGAACATATTTTTTGATTGCATAAACTTATACCCGCTTATCCAAGATACATTGTATACGTTGTAATGGTCTAAAAATAATTTCAAGTCAACGCTTGTCAGGGTAAGCTCAACGATGTTACCGTCGGATGATTCTAAAAAATCTGTACCTCTAAACAAGCCCGAGTGCTTTAGCTGTATCGTCGGGATATAACCCTCTTTCAACTCAAAGCTACAGGATAGCTTTTGTATATACAATGGATATAACTTATCCTGCCTATACTTACCTGTATAATATATCGGCTCTCCGAATGGCAAGAACATTTCATACATTGCCCAAGGGTACATACTATTCACATCCAGCGTTATCCCACAACCGATGTCCTGATTCGCAAAAATCTTGTGTACCTGAGTGGCACCACCTTTATATGACTTCCTGCAAAAGGCATCTATCTCAGACGGTAGCACAGGAAACCAGCGCTTAAAATTCTTCTTGCCGATAATCTCCTTGTAATCCCACAACGCATTACTCCCTTGCGTTATCTTAGTCAACCCCTCGGCGAACAGGATATGCAAAGCTTGTGACATGATGGCAACATCCGCATGTTGATATTCCCATTCTTCATCGGTTGGTATATACCCCTCTGGTCTAGGCTTATCATAGTCAATTTCCAGCTTGCGGAATGTTAGGCCGTAAGCTTTAGCTATCTGTTCAACGCTCAGGCGTATCAATTTCAAGCTATCGTAAAATGTCGTAGTAGTATCGCCAAAACAAACAGTAACGGAATAAAATTGACCCATGTTCGATATAAGGGTAGAAAATTCATGCTTCTTTAAAGGCCGTTTATTTGACCAGCTGTAGCCATGCGTCAATAGATACGACAATATATAACTACTATCAAACTTTAGATTGTGAAAATAAATTATCTTATCTTCCAACGAGCAGTATTCGATAAAACTTTCAATGTCTATCCCTCTGCAAAAATTATCGGGGTCACCAACTACACAGCTTTCCCATGACCAGACATGAGCAGTTTCTGGGTCAGTGGTAGTCTCGAAATCCGCTGTGTAGCGTATCACGAGAACCTCTGTTTATTCTTGCTCCACCAATCTTCCCACTGCTCCATTATCATTTCGTACCGTTCGCCTACCTCATTCGGGTTATACATTGCGGTGATTGTCAAAAAGTAATTTTCAAACCTCGCTTGAGACACAGCTTTTGCTGGCAATCTCTTAACAAAATCAAACAGGGGGTCTCCCTCCCCAATCCCTAATTGTTTCCGCATTGCTCCTAGATACTGCCAATAATAGTTTTCGTCGATAACTTCTGGATGCTGGATACGCCTAAGCTGTTTTTCCATGGACACCACAAACCTATCAAAATTTCCTTGTTCCATTTCCTTAAAGTTAAACGGTCGGATAAAGAAATTCGTTTCGGCAATCTCTCGTCGTGTTGTGTTCTCGTCTGATACCTTATCAAAATAATTCTTGATTCGCCTGTTGGTAACGTTCGTCAAGATACGTGCTTCTCGTATCTCGTACTTTGTCCGTACCTCTCCTGTACCAGAATTTTCTAATTCAAACGCACCTTTCTGATGCACCCGTTTCAGGCTATTCACGATTCTGTTATAATCTGCTCGAGTGTCTATTTTTGCACGCACTTCCTCATACGTTAACTGCTTAGGTGCAAACATAGCCAACTCAGGTTTCTTGTTCAATTCTCTTGTGATTCTACCGTTATATGATGCAATAACTTTTTGCAAGTTACGTCTATCAGCGTACTTCCACCTTATCGCCATTAAATCACCACCTTACAAAATAAGGAGGGGCAAATGCCCACCCCCTTATGATTACTTAGCTAAACCAATGTGATAGTAGCGTTTCTGTGCCTTATCTTCCTGTTTAATAACCACCTTGATTGGTTTTTCCTTTGTTGGATATCCTACAAAGCTAAAGAGCTTCTGTAAGTCCCCGAAAATGCAGATGCTACCTGTAGCGTAGCTTTCCCCTTTGTCATTAAAGAGGATGCAACGCGGGAACACTTTTTCTTCACCTGTTTTTTCGTCGTATGTTTTTGCGGTGTCACAGTACACAGCTGTAAGCTTAAACGGTACATTGATAACCTCAGACAATTTCTTGTCTGGCTGGGTGATAGCAGAGAAGAATTTGATTTTATCATCTTCCGTTTCCATCACGTAGTTTGTCCACATAGAACCCTCTACGCTCTGAGCGTGTGCTAATTGCATTGCAAATGTTTCTTCTGGTAATTCTACTACTGCCGGCATGTTGTTTGTGTTTGTGTTTTCCATTTTTAATTTTCTCCTTTATAATGTAATGTTATTCTACGATTGTTGCATGAGCAATAAACTCGCTCAGCGGGCACTTCATCAGCACCTCAGTTGTCTTACTATCAATAATGATAACATTATCACTAGTAATTTTGTTGCGGATAAGGTAACGGCGTGCGGCGTGGCTGTTCAGCGCTAAACCCTCAACGGTGTGCGCACCCTGTACCATCTGGCCATCCTCTCCCATCTGCATAAATACAATGTTCGTGTACGGCACTTTTCTTGTGATAAACTTTGCCATGTTTTTCACCTCCTTTGCTTTCGCACCTTAAGGATATCAAAATATTATGTGATAAATATGTTAATTCTGTGTGAGAATATGTGATATGCTGAATTATGTGATTTTACGAAAATGAAAATATACTGTTTACAAAATGCTGGTTTATGTGCTATAATATAAGTGTAATAAAGGTAACCCCTTAAAGGAGATAAGAAAATGATGTTGATTACACTATTAAGAGAAGAATTAGAAACAGAAAGAAAATTGATTATCTACTGGAACGACACAGTCATTGCCAGAGGTAAAGCAAAAGAACTCTACAACCATATGAATGGTGGCTTATACTGCCAAAGTGTCACAAAATATGAAAAGCTAGTAATCGTTGAAATAGATGTGGAGGAAAGAAAATGAAAGTAATAAAATACAGTGCGTGGTTCCTTCTGGAAACCGCCGCTATCATCCTATTTCTTGCTTGGTGGTGGTAATAATGAATTTATATCAGGAATTAGCTATTATGCATGGAGGGAGAACAATATGAAAGAATTATTAAACAAAAAAAGCAAAAATGCTTGTACTGATGCTTGCGTATATAGACCGTGACAATCCTATGTATCATAATATACTGATTAGAATAGATGAAATCAATAGAATATTGAAAGAAATTGAAGATAACGAAAATAACGACGAAGAATTGGCTAAAACAAGTTATGCACAAGGATTTGAACGGAAACGGGACAAAAGTATCCTAGAAAATATGATGGATTTCCTAAATGACAGAAAAGTTAACTTTAATAGCACTATAAATCTCAATGAGCATAATGAAGATTGGGTTAATGAATATAAAGACTATATAGTCGGTAAAATGAATATGTGTGATGAAGCTATAAGCCAACTTGAAAGGTTAATGAAATGATTGAGCTAGTTTGCTTCACAGGCTTGTGTACTACCGCTATCTTAGCAATTGTTATGATTACGTTAATTAACGTTTTGGAAAGGAAACGATAATATGAAAAGAATTGATATCGAAAGAAAAGCTATTTCAATTATAAATGACATAGATAAAAAGCATTCACTTTTATGCAATTATTCGTTAGGAGAATTATCTATAATATTTCACACCCGAAGTAGAAAGATGCCAGAGGTTTGCGTTGCAACCGAGTATTACCTCGATGATTTCCAGATAACACAAAAGGATGCAATTATATGGGATATTAACAAAAACCATAGAAATAGCTTGCTTGATTATCTTAACCTCAAGTAACAATATCGACACCATATCACCTAGTATTTAATACTAGATAGAATGTTAACACTGTTAACTTTATCTCAAAATTTGCTATAATAGAGCACGACGTTT